AGTACATACCGACTCTATGGGAATCTAATCGAGTTCATCAGCGTTGACCAATCAGCCAAACTGAGAGGAAGGAAGAGGGAGATGCTCTATATTTGTGAGGCGAATCAGCTAGACCTCGATGACTGGAGACAGCTAATTCTGAGAACGACAGGACGCATCCTAATCTGTTTCAACCCCTCCGACGAATTTCATTGGCTGTACGACGATGTCATCCCACGAGATGACTGTGACTTCTTTCAGACCACATACAAAGACAACCCCTTCTTAGAGCAATCTGTCATCGATGAGATAGAGCGATTCAAGGACGTAGATGAACACTTTTGGAAGGTGTATGGACTAGGGGAGAGGGGAGTGAATAAGAGCGCAGTTCTGACGCATTGGAAGCAAGTCAAACAGATACCCCCTGAATACAAGTTCATGAATGTAGGTCTCGACTTCGGTTACACGAATGACCCTAGCTGTATTGTGAAAGTGTACACCGATGGATTCGGATTCTGCCTCGATGAGATATGCTACTCTACAGGACTCACTAATGAGATGTTAGCAAAGATACTGATAGACTCAGGGGTGACAAGTACAGACACCATAATCGCAGACTGTGCAGAGCCGAAGTCAATCGACTACCTCCATTCTTATGGAAAGGGTCTGAACATTCACGCCTGTAGAAAGGGCGCAGACAGCGTTAGATCTGGATTAGATTTCTTAAAGTCTAGACCTCTGATGATTACAGAAAGATCGATTAACGGCATCAAAGAACTCAGGAACTACAAGTATAAGGAGGATAAGAATGGACGTATCCTGAACGCTCCTGTAGACCTCTTCAATCACTTTGTAGATGCGTCACGCTATGCAATTACATTCAATCAAACAAATCCCAATTTTGGGAGCTATACATTCGGGTAAGCATTTAACCCTTTAATCGTTATTAAGATATGACCTTCAAAGTCCCACTTAAATACTCAGACCTAACTCTAGGACAACTCATGACCCTCCAAACGGAGGAGGACAGATTCAAGAGAGTAGCGTCCTGCGCTGATATTACTATCGAAGAGCTAAGGTCTGCACCGATGGCAGAAGTCATCCAAGCGGACGAACACCTGAATAGAATCAAAGACGAGGAGACAGGGAGGCATCTGAAGGTCATCGAACTCAACGGACAGCAGTACGGATTTATACCAAATTGGCAGGAGTTCAGTCTCGGTGAGTGGATAGACATAGAGGAGTATTCTGCTGACTTCTGGAATAACGCTGACAAGATTATGAGCATCTTATACAGACCACTTTTGAGGCAACAGGGAGAGGCACACACGATAGAGAAGTACACAGCGAAGGAAGATTCTGAAGCGTTCAAGCAAATCTCTGCTGACCTCTTTGGTGGTTGTATCCTTTTTTTTTTGAATTCAAGGAGAACACTACTGCACACTATGAAGTCCTCTTTGATGGCAATGGCGCAGAGCCTGACCCCTTCTCTGTCAAATGGGGATGGTATCCTGTCCTCTACACTCTCTCAGGAGAAAACATTCAGCAGATGGACGCTATTACGGAGAAGAGTGTCGGTTCTATTTTCACACATCTCGCCTACCTCAAAGACCTCCACTACAAGCTAAAGAATGATAACGTACAATAACATAGTAAACCGCTTTGAGAGGTTCGTAGCTGACCATCTCTTCCTCAAGACTTTCACTCACGGCTCTCCTTCAGGGGTTGACCTTGAGAAGTTTGAAGTGTATCCAGCTCTGCATCTAGTCTATACAGGCGCGACCTATGACAACACATCTAAAGAATACAGTTTTGAGGTGTACATCCTAGACCTCCCTCCTGATAAAGCCAAGAAGATAGAGAACCAAACGCAACTTGTGAGCAACGCAGAACAGGTAGCAGAGGACATCCTCGCGGATATGATGAACGGAGACCACGTATTCAACTTCAGCGACCTCTACACAGTCACTAGTGCATCTACTACCCCCCTAGAGGAAACAACCTCAAACTCTCTCGCAGGGATTCTCTTGACAATAAGCATAGAGGTAGGCTATGCATTCGACTCCTGCAATGCTCCACTTTTTGGAGTCACTCCTTCGGGGTCTGAATTCCCAGAAGCAGGAGCAAGTGGGTTAAGGATAGTAGAAGTAGATGGTTCTCCTGATGTATCCAATGTCACGAAGATAATCGTCTCAAATGGGACGCTTATAGATAACGGCTCAGGAGTGGTGTCTTTAGACACAAAAGGAGGAGGTTCTGAAACACTAAAAGGATTGACAGACGTAGATGTTTCAAGCGTAGTAGAAAACAACACCCTAGTATATGATACAAAAAACGGAGGAGAATGGGTAAACGGCTATCCCAATAGTAAAGGACAAGAGAGTGTGTTTATTCTGAATAGTACGAAATGGTCTAATTATACTGGCAGCACACATCAGTGGAACTTTGGAGCTATTAATACTTCGGAATTGACTATAGCCTCATTTATGAAAGCAGGGTGGGTGGCAGGGATAGATAGCCTTACACAAGCAATATCAATAGGTGCATCAACACCAACCGCAGGGAGCACAGTTACTATAGAGGTAAAGTACTCTTTAACTCTAGATACGGCAACTGCCGTTTATATGACTGCATCACTATCAGGGTTTTTTGATGTGGTTAGTTTCTCTTTTCCGTCACACACCTCAGATGCAACTGATGTCATTGTAACGTCAACAACGGAAAAGGCGTACTTATTTCCTTCGAATAACCCTTGGTTACAAAACAATTATTTAGCTTTTAGTGTTGTCGCAAATGGGACAGGCACTATCAGACCTATTTATGCAAAGATTACAATAGTACACGGATAGAATAAACAGATATTTAAACTTTAAAAAATTAACAAATATGGAATTTTTAACTACAAACTGGATTGAACTTTTACTCGCCATTATCACCCTTCTAGGGACTGTCACAGCGTTAACTGAAACGACGAAAGATGACTCTATCCTTGACATCGTGAAGCGCATTTTTAACGCTATAATCCTCGGACGTAACAGGTAGAAAGTGGCGAAAGAAACTGACTTTTACGAAGCAGCTCTCAAGAAGTGGGGAGGTCTCTTAACGAACGCAGCAAAGCGAACGCTAGGGACGAGAACCATAGGGAAGAATAAGACTTACGGAAAGGCTTCGGGTTCTTTGCAGAAGAGTCTGAAGTTCTCTATTGATGGGAAAGATGTCCTCTTCGGCTCTCCAGATCCTTCAGCAGCGTTCATCTATTGGGGCGTGAATGGCACAGATAAGCGTCGAGGTTCTCCGTTCTCGTATGGAGCAAAGCAACCCCCCTCAGATGCTATCAAAAAGTGGATGAAGGTCAAGCCTGTAAGATTGAGGGATAAGAGTGGGGCGTTTATAGAGCAGACAGAATCGCGTCTGAGTTCAGCAGCGTACCTGATAGCTCGGTCTATTAAAAAGAAGGGAATAGCATCCCTGAAGTATTGGGAGATAGCATATAAGGAAACCTTTCCAAAAGCAGAGAAGGAGCTAGGCGAGGCATTCGCAAAAGACCTCTTCAGTCACTTCGCAGTTAAGGTAGGTAATATAAAAATGACAAGTAAATGAGCGCACAAATAGACAGCAAACCTTCCCTGATAATCCCTGCGAATCAGTCTCTGATATTCAGTATCAAGGACAGTTTAGGAACACCCCCTGACAGATTTGTCGTGTGGGTATTAGAGAATGGTGTAGAGATAGCGAAACTATACCTAACCCCAAACACTAACAGCGTTGTGTTCTTTAATCTCGCAGAGGTAGTCAGAGACAGGGTGAAAGTAGATGACAAGATACGAGACGAGAGCGAGACACTATTCAGCTACTCTACTCTACCCTTCACAACAGGAAGGAACGGACTCAAAAAGTACGTTGTCAATGTAGGGACGTACACAGGTGGAGTCGAGTCAGGAACAGATGACACAGGCATAGTCTACCTCCTCGATGGAGTGGAGCAAGTGAGCGCAGGACTACACCCCTCTTTTGCTGACTACTATTCTACAGCACTCACTCAAAAGACATGGTTAACAGATAGGAAGCTAGAAACAAACGGAAAGATAAACATAGAGGTAAGCGATGACGATGAGGGATGCATTGCGTTTCTCAATGATTCGACTATAATCTCAGGACTTGCTACAAATGTTTTCTACACCTTGAGCGATGCGTCAGGTACTCAACTTCAGGCAGACATTAAAGCTATCGCCTCAGCTACAGGGGCGCAGCTACCTTCAGATACTAACATCGGTAAAAAATTGACGTATTTGATGGCTTACCCTAAGAACTTAGATAAGTGGCTACCTACTGTAGATAGACCTGTAAATAACCCTACTTGGGCATATTATGAAATGTCACTCTTAACAACAGGATACGCTCAGACATCTAAGGTCTACAGATTCAACAGGAAATGTACTCAGGAGAAACACAAAAACACTCAACTAGCATGGACGAACTCAGTCGGAGGATGGGACTCTGTACTCTTTACAGGACGCACAGAACACACAGACACAGTCTCCTCAAAACCCTTCAGGAAAGAGATAGGGGACTGGGATGCGTCAACGTACTCCTTCCTCCCCCAAGCGAGAGAATCCCAAGCGTATCAGGTCACAGGAAAGTCATCCTTTACTCTGATAAGTATAGACTTCTCCTTCGCGGATATTGAACTCATCAAATACGCGATTCGCTCTGATAATTTAATGATGAGAGCAGGGTCAGGAGATTGGATGCCTGTCGTAATAGATACGAAATCTTACAACGTAAAAGAGCGATTCTCAGGGGTCTTCTCTGTTTCGTTAACTGTCACCCTAGCACAGTCCCTCAGATGTTAAGGTTAGTAGTTTGGAATAGCGCAGAAACGGCTCAGCATACCATCGAGCTATACGACCATGCGCCTGTAAATTTGAACTATCAATTTGCTGACGTTTCCCAGATCAATAAGACTCAGGGGTCATACTCTCAGACTTTCAGGATACCTGCCACAAAACAAAATAGGGATTTCTTTGGGTCTATAGACAAGGCAAATATAGAGGACACTTCTGACCTTATAATCTCAAACTATAGCGTCAAGCAAAAGATAAAAGCAGTTCTGAGTTACAACACTATCCCCCTGATGAATGGCTATGTTCAAATCAAAGCCGTGTACATTCAAAAGAAAGACTTCACAGATATTGAACTCATATTTTTCGGGGATACTATCGACCTCTCAACGGCTCTGAAAGAGAAGAAAATAGCAGACCTTACAACTACCTCAATCGACCACGCTCTGAACTATGGGAATCTCATAGGCTCTATGGCTCTAGCACTAAATTCAGGAAATGTAGTCTATGGCTTTATGGACAAAGGGCAGAACTGGACATTTACAGAAGGACAGACACCCCCATACACATCTACCTCTGCACTATGGCAGGGAGACTTCACTCCATACGTGAGAGCGAAGTGGCTCATTGACAGGATTATGTCTGAGGCAGGTTATACCTACGACTCAAATCTCTTTGACTCTGCTGACTTCCTGAAGATTTACCTCCCTGCATATAACGGCTCTATTACTCCAAGTTCTGATGACAATAGCTCAGCGCAACAAGTCGCAGGAGTAGGGTTAAGTTCAAACTTTACGCTCTCTACTTCCTACGCTCTTGTACCTTTATTTGACACAGCAGCAGGAGGGTATGACTATTCAAGTAATTGGAGCAATAGTTCTCACACTTGGACAGCTCCCTATACTTGTCAAGTCACACTAACTGCCTCAGTATGGTTCACAGGTAACGCAGACCCTGTCGGAGTAGAGATTCGGAAAAATGGCACTACTGTTGTGTTTCAGAATCCCTTTGGATTCAATGGATGGGGGCAGGGTACAGCGACGATTGAGGTTGTTGTCGGAGACACTTTGTCGATGTACGCAAAAGACCTTACAGGAATTGCTTTGTCTCTTAACTCTAACCCTGTAGGGGACAATAATAGTACTTGGTTCAGAATAGACGCAGTCTCAGAGCCTCTTCAGGGTCAGGATGTAGATATGAGTCTCAACTTTCCTGACATCAAACAGATAGATTTCCTGATGGGATTGCAGAAGATGTTCAATCTAGTATTTGTCCCTGATAATACTAAACCGAGTCATCTCATTATTGAGCCGATGCAGGACTACATATCAGCAGGAACGCAGAAGGATTGGACGAATAAGATAGACTACAATATGGACGTTGTAATCACTCCGACCACAGACATACAGAGAAACGTATTTGATTGGGAGAACTCAGCAGGTCAGGACTTCATAAACGTAGCCGTTCAGGAGTCCACAGGGAGAGTATACGGACGGCATAGAATAGAAGACAAAGACAACGACTTCGCTACAGGAGAGGCAAAAGTACAGACTCAATTTGCCCCCTATATTCTGAGCAATATCCCCAGCTCGTCCATTGCTATACACAGATGCATAGACAAGGAAGGAAAGGGAATACAGACTCCAAAGGCTCGACTAGCTTACTACAATGGCGTTGACACCTCTGTAGGCGAAGTCTATGTTTATAATGACGCTTTGACTAGCACAAACATAGGATTCCTACCTAACTTCAGCAACTATAATGCAATCTCTCCGACAGTCCCTGACAATGACTTAAATTTCGGCTATGAGAGAGCGTTCATCTTCGTAAACTCGCACCCTGTAAATACTCAATACTATCGCTATTGGATGGGGTTCGTTAATGAGCTATACTCTGCGGACTCTAGACTCCTGACTGCGTATGTCAAACTCACTAGGGCAGACATCCAAGACTTTGAATTCTCAGACCGAATCTACATCCAAGACACATACTACAGAATCCTGAAGATAAGCAACTACGATGCAACGACTGGAGGGGTTGTGAAGGTTGACTTTATCAAAATACTTTCAGACGTTGCTGACTGTGCGTACCTTCCCACAGGACAGAATTCAAGCGGAGCAATAACTTTCAACGGAAGCGTAACAGAATTCGGAAATCAAGCCTGTTGTGAGCGTTATGGATACGTTTGGTTTCCTGACAAAGTTGGAGGGAATACAAGATGCTTTCCAAGTACATTTATACCAACACCGACTATAACATGATGGACAAAGGAAACGACATACTAGAGACTATCCTGCTACTTCAGGAATACGACACCCCCAAAAAGATACCGATGTATCACTATGCACTCGACTACACACTCACAGCTATCTTTCTGTTCGCTTACGGATCTGGAATCTACGCTCTAATTAATTGGCTATGGGTATGAAGCAATGGATGACCTTCGGCATCAAAACCGAAGGAGCAGAGAAGGCTGAGAAAGACATCGATGGAGTAGCAGCAGCGTCGAAAAAAGCAGAGGAGTCTCAGGAAGGTCTGAACGATTCAATAGAATCAGGGACAGGTGCGCTCGATAAGATGACAGGGGGTGCGATAGGGGCATTCAAGGGAGTAGTAGGAGGAGTAAAGAAGGCAGTCCTCGGAATGAAGACTCTGAAGGGTGCAATGATGGCAACTGGTATAGGTGCGCTTGTCGTTATTGTGGGGTCTTTAGTGGCGTACTTCACAAAGACAAAGAAGGGAGCAGAGATTCTTCAGGTAGCTACGGCTGCGCTAGGTGCAGTCTTTGGAGTTCTTACTGACGTTCTCTCCTCTATAGGTGAGACTATGGTGTGGGCGTTCACTAGTCCACAGGAAGCCTTAGACGCTGTCAGCGAGAAGATGGAGGCACTAGGTGGGTGGTTCTCTGACTTAGGTAACTATCTGAAAGAGGCGTTTTTCTTCTCTCTGCTCAAAGTTAAAAGAGCTATGCTGTCCTTTGCAGCAGCAGGTAAGGAATTGTTAGGATTTGATGCGTCAGGGATGAGGGCAGAGATAGCCTCAATAGATGACCAACTTAATGAAAGTATAGAGAAGATGCAGATAGCCTCTGACAAGGTTACTGAACCGCTTAAAAAGGCTTGGAAAACTGTCACAGAGGGGGTCGCAAATTTTGTCGATAAAGTAGGGAAAGCAATTTCCACAGCGTCAGCACTTGAGAAGAGAGCCGTTGCGTTAGCAGATGCACAAAGAAATTTGAGCGTAGAATTCGCTCAGACGAGGGAGAAAATGAACGACCTGCGTATGGTAGGCGAGGACGTTACTCAGGAGATAGGAAAGAGAATAAAAGCAACGGAGGAGGCAGGAGCGTTAGAGATTGCACTAGCTGCCAAGACTCTAGCACTTGCACAGGAGGCTGTAGATATTAAGAGGGCGCAGAATAACATCTCAGAGTCCACAGCCGAAGACCTTCAGGCTCTCGCTGATCTGGAGATAGCACTCTCAAACGCTCAGATAGAATCCGCAGGAAAGCAGAGGGGACTTCTGATGAAAATTAACGGACTGTATAAAGAGCAGGACGCAATAGCTGCGGCAGTAGTAGCAAAAGAGGCAGCAAGGGTCAAGGGTCTACTAGACCAACAGAATGCGATTGATGACATCAAAGACGCAGGGATGGCGAGAGAACTGCAAAAGATAGAAGAGCATTGGACAGAGCAGTTAAGATTGGCAACAGAGGCAGGGGGCGAGTTAGTAGGATTAGAGGAAGTAAAAGAGACACAACTCAAAGAGGTAAGGGACAAATATCAAGCAATCGCAGACGCAGAGGCTGAAGCGATTCGGTTAGCGAAGGAGGCACTAGATGACAAAGCGGAAGCAGACGCAGAAGCAAAGAGGGAGGAGATAAAGAACGGAGTTATTCAGACCGCAGGGGCAGTATTGGATGGACTGACCGCACTCAATGAAGCATTCACCGCTTTATCAGGTGAGCAGGTAGACGCGAACGCTGCGCGACAGTTAGCCATCTCTGAGGAAACGGATGAGGCAAAAAAGAAGCAGTTAATAGAAACGAATAACGCTATTCTAGCAGAGCAGGAGAAGCAGCAGAAAAAAGGATTTGAGAATAGTAAAAAGCTACAGATAGCTCAGGCACTCATTCAGACCTACTCTTCTGCTACAGCAGCCTTCTCATCTTTGGCAGGGATTCCTGTAGTCGGCCCTGTGCTTGGAGGCTTGGCAGCAGCCGCAGCCGTAGCAGGAGGACTCGCACAGATAGCAATGATTAAAAAGACAACCTTTCAGGGAGGAGGAGCAGGGCAGCAAGAGTATCAAGCACCCCCCACAACAGCAGAAGAACTAGGAGGAGGTGGAGGAGCAGGAGCAGCAACAGCCGCAGCAGGTACATCCCCTCAAATAGACTTAGGATTCCTAGGGGCAGGGTCAGGCGGCTCTATTCAAGCCTATGTCATCTCAGAAAATGTCACCAATCAGCAACAGGCTGACCAAATAGTCACAGACCAAACTACTTTATAATGAAATTAATAGAATTAATAATTGACGAGGAAGCAGAACTCTACGGAATAGATGCCATTTCGATAGTATCTGAACCTGCTATAAATAGCTCGTTCGTAGCACTCAAAGAAAACAAAACCCTTCTCGCGGAGGTCGATGCTGACAGGCATATCCTAATCGGTGCAGCCTTAATCCCTGATAAACCTATCTATAGACATCAGGATGGAGAGGAGTTTCACGTATACTTTTCAAAGCGAACTGTGAGGAGAGCGATGGAGTTATTTTTCAAGTTTGGCAACCAAAACAATTCGACCCTAGAACACGAACACAAGCTAAACGGCTTGAGCGTTGTCGAGAGCTGGATAGTCGAAGATAAGAAAAAAGACAAGTCAGCTATCTATTCTCTAGACGTTCCTGTGGGGACTTGGTGCGTATCTGTCAAGGTCGAAAATGACGCTGTTTGGTCTGAATGGGTGAAGGAAAAAAAGGTCTCAGGTTTCTCAATCGAGGGGTTTTTCTGTGACCGATTAAAGGCTCAACAGGAGGCTAAAATGATGACAGAATTGACCAAAATCCTTGACAAATCCTCTAAACCTGAATAGATGCCCTGAGCTATTTTAAGAGCCTCTGAGACACTTTGCCTATTGTAAGCTATACTGCCATCAGAAAATGGAGAAAGTAGAATTTCCACTATAGCCTAAGATACAGAGCATAAAAAAAAGTATAGATTTCACAAACTTTTGATCAATTTGTAAGCATCTACCCCCTCAAATCGTTAATATGTATAAGCCGAAAATATGACACTACAGAAACGCATAAACGAACTCTTCACGAAGTTCAATCTAAGCCTAGAGACGATTCAAAAATCGAAACTAATGGCAGACGCGACCCTTGAAAATGGGACAGTAATCAATACAGACGCAGAGACCTTCGAAGAGGGTGCGCTCGTGTATGTACTCAATGAGGAAGGCGAGAAGATTCCACTTCCTGAAGGAGATTACAAATTGGAAGACGGCTCTGTTCTCTCAATCGGAGACAGCGGAGTAGTTTCTAGCATCCAAAGATCTGGAGAAGGAAAGGGTGAAGGAGAAGGCGCGAAAGCAGATGGCAACGCACCAAAGACAAAGCAACCTGCGGCAGCAGCACCGACACCTCCTGCAAAGAAAGCACCTGTTAAGAAGTCAAAGCAGAATAAACTAGCTGAAGACGAAGTCATCGACGAAGAGAAGGAAGTAGAGAAGGAAATCGAAGAGGAAGAGAAATTGATGGACGATGCTTACATCATTGACCTAATCAATCGAGTCCTAGACGAACGATTCCCAAGCGAAATTATCGAAGAGGAACTCTCTGCTGAAGAGAAAGCGATAACAGAACTCAGAGAGATTCTATCTCAACAGGCTAAAGAACTCACAACATTGAAATCACAAGCAGCGTCAGAAGGCGTACAGCGTGTGAATACTACTAAGGCAATCCCCCAAGTAGATTTATCGAAATTATCATCAAGCGAAAGGGTTACGGCTCTATTTAACAAATTTAATTCCTAGAAATATGGCGAACGCCCTACAAATCAATCTAGCAACGTCACCCGTAACGTATGTGAACAAAACTTACGCGGGATTATTGGCGATGCCTTTCGTCGCTCCTGCAATTCTCAGCGCAGACAGCGTTGCAAATGGCTACCTCTCTATTTTAGAGAACGTCCGACACAAAGCAGTCCTGAAGAAGTTTTCTGGAGGAGCTATCGCAGACAGAAGTTGCGACTTTCAGCGACCAACTACAGGGACTCAGTTAGTTCTGACAGATGTAGTCCTAGAGACTAAGCAACTTCAGGTTAACGATGAGTTTTGTAATAACCAACTAGCTCAGGATTGGGCAGCGGCTCAGATGCAGGGCGCAAATGCAGGGATGCCAAACGCTTACGCAGCGTTCGTCTCTCAGTATGTAGCTCGTATCACTCAAGCAGGAACTGAGATTGCTATTTGGGGAGGTAATTACTCTTACGATGGCGCAACCGCAGCACCTTCTACAGCCTTTACAGGTATACTACAGCAGTATAAAGCAGGAGCATCGCAGACTTATCAGACTACAAACGCAGGAGCATGGACAGCAGACGCAGTAGCCGTAACAGGAATTCTCACAAATCTTGCAGCCTTAACAGCTAATGCACCCCCTGCAATCGCAGGAGACCCTGACGCAAATATCTACATGAGCCGTGCATCTGTTCAGCTATACTACCAAGCACTTGCGGCAACTTATGACCTCCCTTTCCTAAACGATGGAATGGTCTCACGTTACGCAGGTTACAACATCATTTCTCCAGCTGGAATGGTAGATAACGCAGCAATCTTGTCAAAGAAAGACAATCTGTACTTTGGTACTAATGTTATGACAGATATGACTGAGGCTCGTATTTTAGACCTTACAGCCGTAACAGGTTCAGCCGTTACTCGTGTCGTTCTATTGTTTGACGCAGGTACTCAGATTGTAGATGAGGCATCTATGGGAGTAGCTAGACAAACATCGTAAAAAACAACTTAAACCCCCTAAATTATGGCGTGTAATGTAACAGTAACAGGTAGAGCCTTACCATGTAAGGACAGCCTTGGAGGTATTAAAGAGATATGGATAGCTCCCTTTGCTCTGACAGGTGTAGTTCAAACTTTTGACGCAGTCGCAGCAGGAGAGATAGCAGACTCAACGGCTGCAATGACGTTCAAAAATTACGATATGCATAAGAACACAGGCTCGTTCACTCAGACTGTGAATGCATCTGTAGAGAATGGAACTATTTTCTATACTCAGGTTGTATCGTGTGTTTTCTCTCGTGAGATAGCTGCTGACATCAGCAACTTCCAAGACTTAACGAAGGGGCGTGTTTTCATCGTAGTTCAAGACGTAAATAACAACCTCTTTGTCATGGGTCATACTCGTGGCTGTGAGCTAACTGGAGGGACATTAGAGTCAGGTGTAGCAATGGGAGACTTCAACGGACTCAAGTACGAGTTCACAGGTGAGGAGTTCATAGCTGCTCCGTTCTTAGCTGCTACTTTAGGCGTTCCTTCAGGGTCAAATGTGACCTTCACACCGACTGTCTAAGTTCGAAGCCTTAAACCGAAATCAAGGAAAGGGGGGGGCGAATAGCCTCCCCTTTTTTATTTAAATATGATTAGACTCCAACCCGATACCGCAGGACAAACAATATACGTCTCACCCTTTCAGGCGAGGAAGTACCTTGCTACGTTTACGAACTATTTAATTGAGTTTAAGAGTCAGGCTACGAGTGAGAACTTTGTTGTGATTCTGAATGTGGTTTCTGATAACGCCCGTTACACCAAGGCAACTGTAGGAACGCACTACAAAAGTCCCTTAACAGGAAACATCAAAATAACAGACACAGGATTCTACACCTACAGAATACTAGGACAGAACTCAAGCGCTAACCTAGACCCTGAGGACGCTTCTGTAGTCGGTGAGTGTGAGGTGGGGATTCTCCAGATCATTGGTGCAGATGCTTGGACGATTCCTGACATCTCAATCCCTAACAATGTTGTATATTACGAACAATAATGGACATACTCAAACTCGCACAATACGAACCTAAGTCTTTCGAGGAGAAACCTTCGGGCAAAGGATGGATAAACTACGGAGACGATAACCTCTATCCGCAGTATTTAGTAGACTTGTATCAGAAGTCAGGAACTCATAACGCTCTCTGTACCTCTATCGCTTACATGATATTCGGAGAGGGTCTGAAGACTGACAGCATAGACGCACGGCTGAAGATGGAGGAGTGGAGTCTCGATGACGAGATACGCAAGTCGTGTCTAGATTTGAAGATACAGGGAGGGTTTGCTCTAGAAGTCATCTACTCAGTAGACAGAACGACGATAAGCAAGGTCAGACATCTACCATTTGAGAATGTACGCTCAGGAGAGGCAAATAAGAGGGAAGAGGTAGATTTCTACTATTACTCTAGAGATTGGGAAGACAGAAACTGCGAACCTGAAGAGGTTCACTCATTCGACCCTTCCAAAAGTAGGAAGTTTCCTGTTCAGATTCTCTACGTGAAGCCGTTTTCTGTGGGGTCTTTTGCTTATCCTTCTGTGGACTATCAGGGAAGTATCTCCTACATAGAACTAGACAAAGAGATAGCTGCCTATCACATTTCAAATATACGCTCAGGACTCGCTCCCTCGTATGTCATTTCATTTCTTAATGGTTCTCCTCCAGTAGAGGAACGCAACCGCATCAGAAACGACATTGAGAGCCAACTCGCAGGAGCTACGAACGCAGGTAAGTTCATTATAACGTACTCAGACCAACCTGACAGGAAGCCATCCTTTGAGCCGTTCCCATTAACGGACGCAGACAAGCAATATCAATTCCTCAGCACAGAGACAACCGACAAAATCATGGTAGGGCATAGAGTAGTCTCTCCTGCGATGTTTGGAGTCAAGACAGCAGGGACACTAGGAAGCACTCAAGAGCTAGAGATAGCGTCTCAGTTATTCGAGCGACAGGTCATCGTCCCCTTTCAGAAGATAGTAGATAAGGCTGTGAAGTCTATTTTTAGAGCCGCAGGGATACTCGACCCTGTTAAGCTACACAAGAACCCCCCTATAGTAGTTCAAGCCTCTCAGGACGCTCCTATGAGGTCTGAGCTATCAAAAGAGGACAAATTAGACCTAGATTCAGCAGTCAACACCCTGATAGAACTAGGAGAGGACGAGTCTGAGGAGTGGGAGTGCATAGATGCTCGAAGAGTAGACTATGAAGATGAAGAGAAGCAGGACGCACTTTGGTCTTTTGCTAGAGTAATCGGAGGAGGAAGGGGAGAGAACGACCCCTCACCCGAATCAGGACAAGATAACAAACTCATAAGGATAAGATATTCCTATGAACGTAAAGTATTGGGAGGGTTTGGTTCGAACCCCACAACAGGGAAGAAATACGAGAGCAGGTCATTCTGTAAGAAGATGGTAGGGGCAGGTAATAAGGTATGGGCGAAGGAGCAGATAGAACTAGCCTCAAAAAGCGCAGTTAATAGAGGATGGGGAGTAGGAGGAGCGAATACATACGACCTATTTTTGACTTGCTGTGAATCAGATAGATGCGATTTGTACAAAGGAGGAGGCAGCTGTCAGCATTTTTGGGAGCGTAGAACCTATCTGAAGAAAGGAAATGAGTCAATTAGCGTTAACCAAGCTAAGAAGATAATGAGGGAGGCAGGATATGACCCTATGGAGGTCAATAGCACCAAAGTCGCACAGCGTCCGCGCGATATGAGTGGCAGAGGCTTTGTAGATGGGCGCGGAAATTGGACAACACCTAGAAACTAATGGCACTTACACCCGAAGTCTTATTCGTAAACCCTGACTATCTGAAGCGATTAACCAATCTTAACGGCTCAGTAGAGGATTCCTATGTAATACCTAGCGTAATCGTAGTACAGGACAAAATCCTTCAGCAGTATCTAGGTACTGACCTGATGAACGCCCTACTTGCTCACATCTCAGCAGGAACTCTAGCAGGAAACAACTTGATTCTAGTAGATGACTACGTCCGCAAGGCTGTAGCGTGGTGGACTATGGTGGATTTGATTCCTAGCCTATACGTTAAAATCGACAACGGAGGTCTAGTGATTAGAACGGCAGAGAATACGTCTGCAATTTCTCCAGCTGACTTACATAGAGAGGTAGAAAGAGCGCGACAAAATGCACAATTCTACACAGAGAGACTTGTCTCATATCTTTGTCAGAACTCTAGCCTGTTTCCTGAATACTCAACGAACTCAGGGAGCGATATGAGACCTATAACAGAGACCTATAATCAGAACGGGATGACGTACTCATTCGGTCAGGGAGGGGATGCACTCAAGACGCTGAGAGGTCTTCTGAAATGAACCGCAAAGACAACGTAGAAAAACTAAAAAAGTGGATTCAAGACTATGGACACAATTATACAGACCCTCATAAGCGTAATTCCGAGCCTCCTCGCTGTAGTAGGTGTATATGTGAACCTGACGAGGGAAGTGGAGAGACTGAGAGGGCGTGTGTACAATCTAGAGAGTGATAGGGATGAGGTCAAACTACTCGTAAAGGAGTGCATTGATGGAATCCACGAACTGAAGGTATTACTAGCAAAGAAAGGAATATGAATAAACTAAAATACTTTAAGTTATCAGAATTTGACTCCCCCGATTCTGTCGGATCTGGAGAAATGATGGAGACTGAATTCCTTGAGATGCTAGACGTTGCTCGTGATATTGCAGGATTTCCTTTCATAATCAATTCAGGATTCAGAACGATTTCTCACAATCAGGCTCTAAAGGAGAAAGGTTACAAAGTAGCTAAAAATAGCAGTCATCTTTTGGGATGGGCGGCAGACCTACATTGTGGAAGTTCAAAGCGTAGATTCCTGATGTTAGAGGCTCTACTAGATGCAGGTTTCACGAGGCTAGGGATTGGCGATTCTTTCATTCATGTGGATTGCGACCCTGAGAAGACTCAGATGACTATTTGGACATACTAACCCCCCCCTATGAGACCTCGACTACACGGAAACAAACTAGAGGCATATAAGCACCTTACAAGCCACGAGGAGCGCACTTTAGTAATAGGAGACCTACATTGTCCATTCGACCATAAAGATGCCTTAAATCACGCCCTAGACACTAAGGCGAAGTACAACTGCTCTCGTGTGGTCTTCATCGGAGATTTAATCGACTCTCACGCAAGTTCGAGGCACGAATCTGACCCTAATGGCATGAGCGCAGGGGATGAATTAAAGGAAGCGATTAAGAGCGTACAAAAATGGTACAAAGCCTTCGGAGAGAAGGGGACAACAATCATCACGGGAAATCACGACCGCATCGTGGCGCGGAAGGCATTCAGCGGAGGCATTCCTAGAGAGTGGATTAAGAGCTATAACGAAGTGCTAGGGACTCCCAATTGGACATGGACAGAAAGACTTGTCATAGATGGGATGCAGTTCGTCCATGGCGAAGGAGGAAGCGCCAGATCAAAAGCAAAAAACGACCTGATGACTACGATACAGGGTCACATCCATACTCAGATGTACACAGAGCATTTCTCAGGGGTCAATAGCAAAATTTGGGCGTGTCAGGTCGGTTGTCTTATAGACCGCGAAAGCTACGCTTACAGCTATGCAAAGAACTTCAAGCGTCAGGCGTTAGGCGTGGCAGTAATTATCGGAAACCACACCTGCATAAACGTCCCCCTCCCTGAATGATGACAACATCAAAAAGAGAAAACTACACCCTTCTGCTGTCACAGAATCCATGTGAATTGTTTCGGTATTTTAATACTCAGGATTTGCACGGATTAAATTTGAACGACTGCAAAGACTATAGAAATACATCAGAAGATTCTTACATCGCTGGACTAAGCAATATAGACCCCTGTACAGGTGAAAGATTTATTTTCATAAACCTAAGCAGATGCACAGACGATATTCACACAATGGGACTCGTAATGCACGAGACAATGCACCTAGCTTTTAACCTATTTGAAGATGAAGAGGAACTCATCACTTTTGCTGAGAATGAAGCGTATAAAATTATAGACGAGATTCAAAAAAATGAGCATAATATACACCTCAGTAATTCTAGCAATATCAGCAGGAATCTTAATACTAACCTTAACCAATGAATAAGCAACTTATAGAGATACTCAAAGCGTTTGACCTCACCCAGATCATGAAAGGCAAAGGAGACCTTCGTAGATGGAGCGCAAAGCGTACTATAGGGGGTTTAATTGTAGTCTATGCCCTGACAAGTATGAACGGAGAGATAACAACGAACGGAATCATCCTCTGCTGTGTGGGTATTTTACCCCTGTGTATCTCGTTTCTAGAAAAAGATTAGTATATTGTAGCATCGTGTGACGCAATTATACGATACATCGGAGGTAACCCGATAAGGAGGGGGTAGACTTAACGAAGTCACCCCTTTTTTAATGCCCTATAAATAAAATATAAAAAAACTTTGCATTGTAAACCCTCGTAAACATTGAGAAAACCAAACCAACCCCCTCATAACATAAAATAAAGTTTGTATAATGGGATATTATAACTATCTTTGGGTATAATTAATCACTAAAATTAAAAACATGAAATTCTCAAAACAACAACTTCAAGTAATAGCATACTCAGTTTCACTTCTTGAAAGTGATGGAGATAATGAGTTATCATCAAGTACAAATGTAGATATGCAGCAGATACTTGGAAAATTACAAGAGGTCGGAATTTGGGGAAACGTAGAATAATTAAAATCAAATCAAATATCTGAATGGTTCTAGAGGGGTTCGATTCCCCTCGCAGATACTAACCGCAGGACACCTGCACAAAATCCATAAAATGGAAAATTTCACAAAGACCATAGCTGAGGTCAAATCAGCACTAGACCAAGCGACTCAAATGCTTGAAGAGAATCAAACGCTCAGAGAAGAGATTCAGAGCCTTAAAGCAAGTCCAAACACTCACAGCAATGAGCGTGACCTGAAAGTCCTTGAGATGGCTTACCAAGCAGGAAGGGATGCCGTAATCGGACAGCTAAGGAATCAAAGCTATGAAACGACTCACGAGATTGACGAGTCAACGTATTCAGATGGCTTTGAGATTCAATTCACTCAGGAGGTAGATATTGAGATAGACCTTGAAACTGTAATCGATAGCATCTACGATGAGCTGGAGATGGACAGCGATGACTTTAAGAAGCTACAGGAGGAAATTGAATTCACATTAGCCGCTCAACGGGCACTTGATGTCCTGAATTTAGAGCAGATTACAACTAACAAAATTGAAGCGTAATGAATCAGGAATTTGTAGAGCAACAGATTGAAGCAACTAAGTCAGACTTAGTCTTCCACGAGTTACAACTCAAACTATCTTTAACAACTCAGCAAGGACTTGAACTCTTGCCGAAGGGGGAAAATGAGAAGCTAATAATAGACGCAAGGGATAGCGTCAAGTGGTACAATAAGAGAGTAGACCACGACCACAATATGCTAGACGTTCTCTACTCTGCTCGTGACCTAACCAATACAGCGAAATAATGGAAGACTACAGCATCAATTTTCAGGAGATACTTGACAAGATGACCCTACAAGACCTCAAGCGATTTAAGGAGAGTTTAGGGAAGTATTTTGACAGAAGACTAGCGAAGAAAATCACGGAGCTAGAGGAGGCTAGAAAGAGCCTAAATTTATTATCTAATTAAGCAAGATTTAACTTACATTTACAATTAATCAGGGGGGCGATTCTGCTCCCCATAAATTTCAATAAGATGGCAACATCAAAAATCAAGTCTATCATGAAGACTGAAAATACATGGCAAGGACAATCAGGTACGATGTACGACTACAGAGTGACAATGGAGGACGATACTGAGGGAGTAGCCTCTAGCACCTCACCTGAAGCACCCCCCTACATTGTAGGCGATGAGGTAGAGTATACTAAGTCGGAGAATAAGTTCGGAGTTAAGCTAAGGATTAAGAAGGAAAGCACGTTCTCAGATGGAGGAAGCTGGAAGGCTGACCCTGCGAAGGATGAGAAGATAACTAACTCATGGGCGTTGAATGCCGCTATCCAGATCATAGGAAAATGTGAGGAGAAAATGTCTTACGATGAGTACATCGAAGGGGCAGGATTAGTCGCTAAGTTATTAATTCATAAACGTGACAACCTATGAGCAAATTTAGCATAGAGGCTTTGTATGACATACAACCTCACATCAAACCGACAGAGGAACTTATCCTGTGCCTATTGAGCCGAAAGGGTGCGACACTCAAAGAAGTGTCAGAAAGTCTCTCTATGCCCCTACAAACAGCCTCAGCAAGATTGAGCGAGTTACACGACTCAGGACTGATTCATCAGTCAGAGCATAACTCAGCAAAGTATCACTTAACCCCCTTAGAAAATGTCTCCTCTGTAAAGTATAAGAGAGACAGGAAGAGATTCGACAAGTGGAAGAAACTTGGTGAGGAGCGTGGATACTTTGGAATGGCTCAGGCTGACCTTATGGACGAGTATTATGACGAGAACGGAAAGGAGAAGAACCCCTCTCCAGAAATCAAAAAATCAGAACTAGCATTCTAATGGCAAAGCACGAAACAAGCGACTTTAAAAAGTTCATTAAAAAACACTTTGGGACTCAGGCAAACTGCGCGAAGGAGTTAGGCGTTACAACTATGACAGTCTACCATTGGCAAACTAGCAACCCAAGAGGGATGTTAAAACACGCCCCTGAGATAGTTAACAAGTGTAACACTACTTGGACACAATTGGCAGGAGAAGTCCTGCACAGAGAAGAAGAATTGAATCAATAATCAGAGGGGGACAACCCCCCTCAAAAAAACAGTAAAATGGCAAAATTTGTAAAGAGTAAAGACGTTCAAAAAGTAGAGCGCAAAAAGATTCAGACAACAACCCTGAACATCCTAGAAGGAGACCTCATCGCAACGAATAGAGGATGGAAGAAAGCGATGTGTGACGCTTACATGGATAAGGAAGGAATTATCTGCGTCGAGATAAAGACCTTTGGTCTGTGGAAGTATATGAGTTACGACCAAGCAATAACGATACAGCGATGATAGACAGAACACAGCTATCCTATTCGTCGTTAAAATCGTTCATCAAATCTCCAGCTCACTTTCTAGCTTACAAGAGAAGGGACTTTGTAGAATCAGCCTCTATGCGCTTAGGGACAGCCGTTCATTCGGCTCTCCTTGAGCCTGAGGAGTTCGAGAAGATTTACGATGTCACAGACTTGAGGAAGAACACCAAAGCCTACAAGGAGATGGTATCTAATAACCCCAAAAAGATTTATCTTAATAACTCAGATTGGCGAAGCATCCAAGAGATAAAGAGACGATTTGCACAGAACAGGGAAGCAACTGAACTGCTAGACTTATGTAGTAAGCGAGAGACCGAAGTGAAGCGTGAGATTCAGGGCGTTCCTTTCAGGGGGTTCGTGGACGCGATGTCTAAGGATGTAATAGTAGACTTGAAGACTACACAGGACGCAAGTGCGGAGGGATTTAGTAAGAGCGTGTACAACTTTTCTTATCACTTACAGGCTGCTATTTATAAGGAGTTAACAGGCGCAAAAGAATTCTACATTATAGCGATTGAGAACACCGCCCCCCATAACATCTGCATCTACAGGCTCAGTCAGGACGCTCTAGATAGTGGTTACGCAATGATGAGCAAAGGGATAGACTCCTTTAAGAATTGGAACGGAGAAGAGACAGGGTACGTGAATGATGGCATCCTAAGCCTTCCACGATGGGCGAAGTAGTACGACAATTCAAGGGGATCTGGATACCTGCGGACATTTGGCTCAGTAAGGAACTGAAGCCTATCGACAAGATACTCCTAGCAGACATCGACTCCTTTACAGGAAACGGCAAAGCGTTCTACAAATCGAATGCGACCATAGCGAAGGAACTAGGCGTCTCCGTGAGTACGGCTAAGAGAGCGATTAAGGCACTTTTAACCTTAAAGTACATTCAGATAACAGGTACAACGTCAAAACGTGTCTGTAGGTCTCTAATAGGATTTAGGGATTCGGGTCAACCTGAACGCGATGAGGTTCAGAATGAATTTGACAAGGGTCAAATTGACCCCCCACTAGGGTCAAACTGCCCCCCTACTAATACAGTTAGTAATTCAAAGACTAATTCACTACTAACAGAGGGGGTTATGTTGCCCTTTATGGATTCAAGATTCAAACTCGCATGGCTTATGTGGATAGACGAACGCAAGGCGAGACGATACGGACGCTATACTCAAATAGGAGAACAAGCAGCACTTCATAAACTCTACAAAGAGTCTGGAGAAGACCTAGACACCTCTATTGAAATGATTAACGCATCTGTAGCAAACGGATGGCGCGGAATATTCCCACTTAAAAAGAACAAAAATGAACGACTTAAAAATAAGGGATTCGATAGCGAGGAGTATCTCGCTCATCTCAAGACCCTCACATAGTATCACAGCCTCGGACGCTTGGGAATCAGGTACGAACGTGCGGAGCGCATTCAAAAACCAACCTGCTCCCACTCACGCCTGTCTGATGGCTCTCCTGAAGGATGCGATTGATTACCTTGACTTCAATAAAACAATAACAGGGACGAGGAACTTTGTGGACGCTGTGGATTATCTCATCAGTCAATTCCCTGCGATGAAGCTAGAGGAATGGTCAGTCATAATGACCCGATTGAAAGCAGGGGTGTACGGCAAGATGTACGAGCGTTTGAAACTGCCTGAGCTGGTAGAGATATTCCAACAATACGAAGGGGAAAGAGCCGAGATGATGGAGCGAAACATCAAGAGACAGAAGGACTTACCCCCTACCCCCCTAACGGAAGAACAGAAGGGATTAATGAAGAGACTCCTAGCAGACTTAAAACTCCCTGAAGAGGACACAGACGAGAGAGGACGATGGGACTACATACAACACCCAAACACACCCGAATGATAACTTTAACAAACGAAGATAATATGCTATTGATGCGTAGGTATGAAGATAATTATTTTGATCTTGCCATTGTTGATCCGCCTTATGGGATAAATATAAACGTAAGTATGGGCAGAAGAAAAGGAAACAAAAAAAGCGACTACCATAAGTTTGCTGGAGGTGATTCTGCGATACCTACTGCAGACTATTTTAAAGAATTGTTTAGGGTAAGTAAGAACCAGATTATCTGGGGTGGTAACTATATGACTGACCACATAACACCCAGCCCTTGTTGGTTGTTATGGGATAAAGGATTTAGCGAAGATGTTACTTTTGCTCAGTTTGAAATGGCGTGGACATCTTTTAATTCAAGTGCTAAAAAGTATGATAAGCACCCAAACCAATTAAACAGAATACACCCCACACAGAAGCCTGTAAACCTTTACGAGTGGACACTTGACCGATACGCAAAGGAAGGTGATAAAATACTTGATACTCATTTAGGAAGTGGCTCAATAGCTATTGCTTGTCATAACTTAGGCTTTGACTTGGTGGGGTGTGAGTTAGATACTGAGTACTACGAAGCAGCGTGTAAGAGGTTAAAGCAGCACCAAGCGCAACTGACAATGTTTTAAGAAACTTCCCCCTAAATAACGTATATTGTGCGAATGGCATCAGCTAGACAGAAACTAGTCAAGGACTTAGACAAGGTCTTCTCTTTATTTATAAGGATGAGAGCCTCAGATGAGAACGGCTATGCTACTTGTTTCACGTGTGGACAGGTTAAGAAGTGGAAGGAAGGGGACGCAGGGCATTTCATCAGTCGAGGAGCGTACTCAACGCGATGGAATGA